TGGCTGATGGCCGGCTGCTGGGTGACCACCCAGACGTAATTAAAATGATGATAAACATAGGTGAGTTTATTAACACCAAGATTGGTGAAGATAGCCTGGAAGGCATCAAAAACTCTGGCGCAATGACGCCAGGCGATGTCCAGGAAAAACTATCTGAGCTGACATCTCAGGGCTCACCTTATTGGGATCAACGCCACCCCGAGCATGAGTTTTATGTGAATGAAGCTCTGCGTCTAAGGGAGATGACCAGTGGCTAACCCAGAAACAGACCGCGAGTTCCGGCTTGAGGTGCTGCGCCTGACATTGGAATCAGGTTCAGCTGCGATTATCGCAAACCCGCTCGAACACGCAGAAAAGAATTTGCAATGGTGCTTACAGCCTATTGATAAGCCACAAGCCCAAAAGGCTACGGCACCAAGCAAAAAACCCGGACAAGCTGCATAGCCCCGGTCGGCGCAACCGTAATTGCAAAAACCTTTCGTCCGGCATCCGTCGGGTAGCGAGCTTTTTCAAAACTCAGTGAAAGGAGGGTGCAATGAGCACTCAAATCACCACTGCGTTTTCCCAGCAGTTTAGCGCCAACGTACAGCTGCTTTCTCAGCAAACTGGCTCCATCCTTCGTGGTGGCGTCTCTGAGGAAGCTGTTACTGGTGAGAAGGCTTTCTTCGACCAGGTTGGAGCTGCAGCCGCTGTGAAGCGCACCTCTCGCCATCAGGATACCCCGATGGTTGAGACCCCACATAGCCGCCGCATGGTGACTATGGATTCGTATGAATGGGCAGATCTGATTGATGATGCTGACAAAGTCCGCATGTTGATTGATCCGACTAGCACATATGCTCGTGCAGCTGCTGCTGCAATGGGCCGTGCGATGGACGATGCCATCATCGAAGCAGCAACAGGAACAGCTAAGACAGGCAAGTCTGGCGGCACTAGCACAACAATGCTGGCTGCACATCAGATTGCTAACGGCTCAGCTGACCTTACACTGGCGAAACTGATTGAGGCCAAGAAGACACTTGACCTTGCATCTGTTGACCCATCCATCCCGCGTCACATTGCCGTCGGGCCTGACCAGATTGAAGCATTGCTGAACAGCACAACTGTCACCAGCTCTGATTTCAATACGATTAAGGCTCTCGTCCAAGGTGAGATAAACACATTCCTGGGCTTCCAGTTCCATGTGTCTACTCGCTTGGGCAAGTCTGGCAATATCCGCACATGTTTTGCTTGGGCCGAAGACGGCATCAAGCTGGCTGTCGGTAAAGACGTAATGTCACGCATCGATGAGCGTTCTGACAAATCTTATTCTACCCAGGTGTATTACTGTGCCACTTTCGGCGCCACCCGGATGGAAGAAGAAAAAGTCGTGCAAATCGACTGTGACGAATCAGCATAAGGAGGGCATGAGATATGGCTACTGTATATAGCACTCAGCGCACCACGCTGACTCAGGACGACCCTTCCGGCTTCGTGCAGGCAAATGAGCTTGCAGGAAATGTTCGTGTTGCATATGGCACATACGAAGCATCTTCACTTGCATCTGGTGATGTGATTGAGATGTTTGCACTGCCAAACGGCGCGCGCATCCTGCAAGGCCAGCTGGCTCACGATGCAATGGGTTCGTCTACAACATTGTCTGTTGGTTTCGCAGCTCACACTAACTCTGCCGGCACTGCAGTTTCTGCATCTGCCGCAGCGTACAAAGCTGCAGCCGCTTCAACGTCAGCACAAATCGTGGACATTGCTGCCACGCTTGCACTGCTGAACGGCGAAGAAGTAGACGCCAACGAAGACGGCAAAGTCGTCACAGTTACTATGGGCGGTGCCGCAGGCACTGGCACTGTCGCTGTCACGATGCTGTACGTCATCGACTAACCATGAAGGGGCAGCCGAAGCTGCCCCTTTTTCTCACAAGGGGATCTAAATGGCATCTGTTGTTGATATCTGTAACAGCGCTCTAAACCAAATTGGAGCATCAAACATCATCAGCCTGACTGAAGACAGTAAGGCTGCGCGCATTTGCAATCAGCGCTATAACTTTGTCCGCGATAGTGTGTTTCGCTCGCACCCCTGGAATTGCCTGACAACAAGAGCAACGATTGCGCCCGACACAACCACACCCGCTTTTGAATTTTCTAAACAATTTACACTGCCCACCAACCCATTTTGTCTGCGCGTTCTGCAACTCAGCGACACAGATATCCTGTACAAGATTGAAGGCCGCAAGCTGCTGTGTGACGAAAGCAGCATTGAGATGATTTACATTGGCCGGGTTGAAGACGGCAACCAATACGACCTTTTGCTAATTGAAGCGCTGGCCGCTGCTATGGCAGCCGACCTGGCATACCCGCTGGTCGGCAGCTCATCTCTGGGCGCCAACATGTACCAGCTCTACCAGAACAAGCTAACCGAAGCGCGATTTGTAGACGCTACAGAGGACAACGATATCAATACATCTGTAATTTCTGACAGCCGGACTGTCGCAGCTGATACGTTTATTAACGCGAGGTTCTAATGGCGAAGGCGTCACCAGCGTTTACCAATTTTACAGCCGGCGAGCTGAGCCCCAGGCTTGATGGCCGGACTGATGTTGGTAAGTATTTCAACGGCTGTAAAAAGCTGCAGAATTTTGTTGTGCATCCGCATGGCGGCGCTAGCCGGCGTCCTGGTACTATCTTTGTCCGCGAGGTAAAGAATAGCGCCCATAATGTGCGTTTAATACCATTCGAGTTTAACGTCACCCAAACTTATATCCTGGAGTTTGGTGACCAGTATTTTAGAATCCATAAAGATGGCGGCACGGTTGTGTCGAGCGGCAGCCCGGTTGAGGTGGCTACGCCATACGCGCACACAGACATAGATAAACTAAAGTTTACGCAATCAGCTGATGTGATGTACTTGGTGCATCCTGATTTTGCGCCGCGCAAGATTACCCGCACCAGCCACACAGCCTGGACTATTGCTGAGGTTGATTTGCTGCGCGGCCCTATGGGCGAAGATAACACGACAGCAACGACCCTACTCGCAAGTGGGCGGGCTGGAACGGTTACAATTACGGCGAGCGCAAACACTTTTGCTAGCACTGATGTTGGCCGGTTGGTCAAATTGCATGAAGGTTTTGCTAAAATCACTGTGTTTACTGACGCGCAGAACGTAAATGCAACTGTGCAAGAAAACACAGACGGTCGCGCCGAGCTTATGCCAAGATACAATGCAACCACGATTTCAGCGCATGAGGGTGACCCATCTGCTACCGGCCTTGAGCACAATGACCGTTTTCAAGATTCAGCTGGTCAGTTTGTAACACAGGGCTTCAAGGTTGGGATGAAGGTAACGGTCACTGGATTTACGACCGGCAACAACAACGAAAGCTCAGCAATCGTTGTCAAAGTAACGGACGACACATTGCTGCTAGCGCCATCGTCGGATTTAACAGATGAGGCTGCCGGCGACAGTGTAACAATCAAGGGCAACTTGACGGCTAGCACAGATTGGGCATTAGGCGCGTTTTCAGCGTCTACAGGCTACCCTGCAGCTGTTGCCTTCTATGAACAGCGTCTGGTGTTCGCTTCGACGACACAGCAGCCTCAAACGCTGTTTTTCTCCGTAGGCGGCAGCTTTGAGGATTTTGCAGCTGGCGTTGATGGGGATGATGCGCTGACATACACCCTGGGCTCAAACCAGGTAAACATTATTAGATATCTGCAAGCAGGCCGCGTTTTGCTTGTTGGCACGTCTGGTGGTGAGTTTGTAGTCACTAGCTCTGAGGATGCGCCTCTGAGCCCTACAAACGCCGTTGTAAAGCGCCAGGCCACATATGGCTCGGCAGACATACAGCCGGTACAGGTGGCCAATGTGACGCTGTTTGTGCAGCGCGCTAAGCGCAAGCTGCGCGAGCTGGTGTTTGATTTGAGCACAGATTCATATCAGGCGCCGGACATGACGATTCTAGCCGAGCACATCACTGAGGGTGGCATCAAAGAAATGTCGCTGCAGCAAGAGCCGGACAACGTCGTTTGGTGCGTATTAGAAAACGGCAAGTTTGTTGGCATGACCTATCGACGTGAAGAAAATGTGATTGCCTGGCATGAGCATGTTCTTGGCGGGGCGTTTGGGTCAGACGCGTTTGGCCATGTTGAAAGTGTAGCAACCATCCCCGGCGACCTAAATGAGGATGATACATACCTGGTGGTAAAGCGCACTATCGACGGCGGTACAAAGCGATATATCGAATATTTTAGCAGCTTTGAATTTGGCGATGATGTTGAAGACGCGTTTTTTGTAGATAGCGGCCTGACCTATTCTGGGTCAGCTGTAACGTCTATCAGCGGCCTAAACCATCTGGAAGGGCAGACTGTTTCTATCCTGGCGAATGGCGCTGTCCACCCGGACAAGACTGTCAGCTCTGGGGCTATAACCTTAGACTATAGCGCCACAAAGGTGCATATCGGCCTTAACTACTCATCAACGCTGCAGACAATGCGTATTGAGGCAGGCGGCACAGAAGGCACAGCCCAGAGCAAAACAAAGCGCATCCATGAGGTGGTGCTGCGTTTGTTCAGGACTGTCGGTGTTAAGGTTGGCAGCTCGGAGACAGAGCTAGACAGAATACCGTTCAGGTCATCAGCTGCAGCAATGACAGCAGCTATACCGCTATTTACTGGCGATAAGGAGATTGAGTTTAGAGGTGGGTTCGACACAGACGGCTTTGTTGTTGTTCAGCAAGACCAGCCACTACCGCTGACCATCATTGGCATATTCCCAAGACTAATCACTTTCGACCAGTGAGGATTATAGATTACGACCAAAGCCACCTTCACGAGCTGATGGATGGCCCACTAAACGAAGGTGCGCCTGAGCACATAGGATATATGAAAGACTATGCCGGGGAGCTGCAGCAGCCCGGCTGGTCATACACACTAATAGAAAACGGATACATCATCTGTTGCGCCGGCATTGTTGATATGTGGCCGGGCGTAGGTGAGGCCTGGTTTATTGCCAGCAACAAAATACACGAGTACCCACGGCCTTTTATTCGGTTTGCCAAAACCGACGTAATGCAAAAGGTCGTGGACGAAAATGGACTGTGGCGGGTTCAAGCGGTCTGCAAATCAGACTGGCCTGCAGCGCTCAAGTTTGCGCGCTTCATGGGCTTCGAGCCTGAAGGTGTTATGCGTAAGTATGGCCCCGAGGGCATGGATTACATCAGAGTGGCATGGGTTAGAGAATGAGCTTTTTATTTGAATTGTCAGCCGGCAAACAAGAACAGGCGGCGTATAATTACAACGCAGATATTAACGAAAGAAACGCGAAGGCGTCTGACCAGGAAGCTGCTCAGCTGGTATTTAGCGAAGAGCAAAACATTGTCGAGTTTCGTGAACAGTTCATGGATCTGGCAGATGCCCAAGGCCAGGCCTACAGATATAACGGTTGGATTGCAGAAGAAGGCACCCCGCTAAAAGTAGCCCTGGCTAGCGCTCAAGAGGCTGACGAAGAGATTGACGCACGACGTTACAACGCCAAGGTCGGCGGCCAGCAGCTGCGCGAGCAGGGCGTTCAGGAGCGGATGCAAGGCACACTGAACCGCATGTATGGCAGGGCAGCGCGCACAGCTTCTAAAGGTCGCGCTGTTGCAAGTCTTATCAGAACCGGCGCGGCGATTGCGGGGGCATAATGAGAGTACCAACTTACAATCGGCAAACCCAGGCTACAGCCAAAACTGGGGCAATCAACTTTTCTGTAAAGGCTAACCCTGGCACTTTGGCGCAAGGACAGAGAGGCGTGGCGTCTGCGTTTGCTGAGGCTGAAAAAGTAGCTGTTAATTGGTACGCAGATGAGCAAAAGCTAAAACGCGCCGATGAGCTGAACAAAAGGGAAATTGAGCTGGATGCTGCTCTTAATCAGCTGAAGAATGACCAACGCACTCGAAATCCAAATCTTATTTTAGACGGTGACCCAGCAAAGAATGAGCTGAGCTTTAGCGAGCTCGCAACCCAAACGCTGGACAAAATAGCCGGTGAAAT